TAAACCAAGAGGCGACCTTCATAAAAATATCTTTAATAGGATTAAATATTTTCGCCTTAAAATTCTCCCAGGTGTCGGCAAAATCATCTTTAATTTTTTGTTCTTTTACCAGAGCAGCCGTATAGGCTTGTATACTCTTTCCCTGCTTGTCGGCTGCGTCTTTAATTTGTGTATAAGCTCTAGCATATAAGGGCATTTGATCACCAAAAACTTTCACAGCTTGATCCATAGCAAATCTACTATGCAATGCTCCTTTTGAATACTGATCCGAAACTTCTTGAGCACGTTTACCCATGGTCATAATGGCATTCATCGTATCTGTCCCTGGAGTCCCCTTTTCTAATACAGCTCTAACAGCGTCTGCCCCACCCAACATAGCATTTTGAACCATGTTACTTCCCGACGTTAAAGCTTTCATAATATCGGGGGCTAAGTGTGCCATGCCAGGAGTCAAAGCGGCTGCTAAAACTCCTGTACCCTCTGCTATCTCCGCGCCTATCCCTAGTGCAGCTAACTCATTTAAATCAGAGGATAACCCTGCCATCGCATCTACTAATTGATCACCAGTTATATGAAAGTTCTGGCTAAGGCCCTGAGTTGTTTTAGCTAAATGTGATAATTGGGCGTCGTTCATCCCCAGACCTGCGGTAGTTTGCGCCATTTGTTGTAAAAGTTTCTTATGACTCCCACCAGTCAATTTAGACTGGAGAGCTAGCATTCCTACTGCTACATTATTAGACCTTAAACCACTTTCCCACATTGAGGTTCCAATTTCCAAAGCCGTAAGAGAGTCTGTTATTCCCCCTGTAAAACCTGCCATCTCATCAGTCAGAGGGGCTATCTGATCTCGCAGAGCATCCAAATTTAATCCCCTAGCTAAAGCTCGTTCTTGGAGTTTAAAACTAGTGGCAAAAGTTTGCTTTATCTCACTGGTTATTTTTCTGAATACTTTTCCGAAAACGGGGATCTTATCGGTGAATTGGTGCAAACTTTTTATCATATTATCAGCTTTATCCTTCTCCTCCTTAGCGGTTGCTTCACGTTTTTCAATAACCGCAACCAAAGCCTCATTTGCCTTACTGAGTTCTTTGAAATTATCGTTCATAGCTGTAAGAGCATCAATTAACTCCTGGTGTTTTTCCGCCTCGCGCTGGGCTTGCCTCTGTCTGTTGCGTCCTGCTGCCATTTAATAATCCCTATTTAAAATCTAACCTGTTGGGTTCCTAAAGAAAACTTATACATATCAGTCATACCCTCTAATCTATAAGTACGAAAAGAATCGTTACCTAGTAACTTAAGAAGACTTTGGGTAATTAATCCATAATAAGAAGCTCTACGTCTCTTCTTATATAGGTTATCTAGGATAATGCTTACCACCTCAGTAGAACTTTCCTCTAGTTTGAAACAACTGACAAGTTTTCCTGTTTTCCCTGGGAATACCCCAGGCCCTCGTTTACACTTTACAATTAAAATAACTCGTTGATTACTAGCAAAACGACCTCTATCCTGTCTGTAGAATTCACCAGATAAAGGGGTGTATCTAAAAATAAATACGTCGCCTGGGACAATACGATCTCCACTGGTTGGTTCTGGAGTTAAGTATGCGTCAACCTCACCCCTCGCCTCCTCTAAAAAATTTAAAGTTTCTTTGGAAAATTCTGCCATATTGCTTATAATATATTGTAATAAGTAATCATGAATACCGATATAGATCTTGTTGATTTTATGGATTTAATCAACTATACCCTACACAAAGACTTTGTGGATAAATGGAGGTATAAATATTCTGAAAAGTTTATAAAGCATTTTCAGATAAAGATACTTGAATCCCTAAATAAACAAAAGGTCTTAAAATTAACTAGCCTCTTTAACTATCTTACAAAGAAATGTAGATACTCTAGTGAACAAGTAGAAAATTTCTTTGAATCAATAGACATAAGTATATACTACCCTCTAATACATCATGACAAAACTAGACGAAAATGACCTCGTAGAATACCAGATCCTAGCCAGCATGGCAAATGCCACAGGTTCTTTTGGAGCCCTCCTGGGGGCCTTGTTTTACGCAGGATTAGGCTTTCTTATTGTATTTGCCAGCCTTGCGCTTCTTATAGGAAGTCTTGGCTCTTTGTTTAATTCTTTCTTCGCATAAGGATCCTGAATTGAACTCAGGGCAGATGTCCTTATAGCCGCACCAATTGCAGAACTGATTCTGCATAGCACAAAAATCACCTTTCTTCATCTTGCGGATCTTCCAGATCTGATCCACCTTCTCCCTTAGATATTGCTTAATCTGATTGGGAGAATACTTACAAGTGACGAAGTTATTGGTGACGGGATAATAGTGAGCGACCACAATATCTTTTAAAGGTACTCTCAGCGTCTTATGCACAGCATACGCATAGCCCATCATCTGCCTGTCCTGGTAAAGGTCTAGCTCGGTCAACTCCCTCTTAGAAGTTTTATAATCAATGACCAGATATCCTCCGTCTTTACCTTTTATAATACGATCAATAATGCCATTAAGCTTAATTTCCTTTTCCTCGTCATACACTACTTCATAAATCATTTCAGTAGCTAGTGTCTCAGCTAAGGATGCGTTAAACCTGAGGAAATTCTCCAGACATCTTGTGATCTTAGGATTATAAGATTCTGAGAAAGAGTAGTCTTTTTTCACCCTTTGGGCTATAACAGTAAGGTCGTTGAGTGTTGTGGCTTGGTAGCCATCCTCAAATATTTTATGGATGTAAGAACCGAAGTGAAGAGCATCAGTATTTTTGGACTCCTCTTTAAAACGATCAACATAACGATAACGATACTTGAGTTGACATTCTTTAAATGTCTTAGATTTAGATTCTGAAATTGTATTAATGAACATTATAGCACCTCAATTTATTAGAGACTACTTAACAAATAAATTCAAGGAGGATTCCAGATTATCCTCAGGAGAGCGTGAGTTAATTGTCCCTTCTATATTTATAGCTAATGACTACAAGCGTCATATGAGTATTAATTTAGATAGTGGTTTGTGGCAATGTTTTAAAAGCGGCAACAAAGGTAACTTCATCCAGATCTACTCGTTCCTAGAGGGGCTCACCTACAATCAAGCTGAAGCTGACATTCTGTTTAAAGAGCTTGATGTAGACTCTACGAAAAAGATAGAATCCAACATCCCGATCCAGCAGCAGGATGAAGAAGAACTTCACTTGACCCCAGTTACCGTCCAGGATTATGAATCAGATATCCCCCTCGTTCTTAGAGCGTGGACTTTCCTATACGAGCGCAAGCTTTTTAATTTGGAAACTGAGGATTCAAAGTATTATGTTGCTACTGACGGACGATATGCTGGTCGCCTCATCATCCCCTTTGAAGAAGATTCGGAAATTTTTTACTTTCAGGCACGAGCGTTGGGCGACCAAACACCCAAATACCTTAACCCTTCTGAAGGCTGGCCTAAACCTTCTCAAATTCTATATCCTTACGATACGCAAGCTGACCACTTAGTAATATGTGAAGGACCCCTAGATGCTATATCCCTTCAAATTCAAGGGGTAAATGCAACTTGTACTATGGGATCTTCCGTATCAGAACATCAAGTAGAAATTCTTAGAGACTTTAAAGGAAAAATCATTATAGGGTATGATAATGACGATGCTGGCAAACGAGGAGTTAGTAAATTTGATTACCTTCGAAAGTTAAAAAGGATGGCAGACCTGTATATCTGCCATCCCCCTTCGGAAGTTAAAGATTGGAACGAAGCTCATATAAAAGGCTTCGACTTAGAGCGGTTTGTAAACCTGCGTACTGAGGAGTACGACTACACGTATCTCATGAATCACCTCCTTACGACACTGTGAGATAAAACAGTGGACTTATGATCGTCTGATTAAGGACTGTATACTTGACCTGAACGCTGTAAGTACCCGTAGGACTTCCGAAAGTTTGCGTAGTCATCGCATCAATAGTAGTAGTGGTATCCCAATTATATATTAGGGTGTTATCTCCTGTGATATCCATTGGGGTAGTCCCCCCTACTAATGAAGTGGTTGGAACTACGGTAAAGGGCCCATCAAAAGCAGGATTTTGATTAACTTTCTTAATAGTTATAAA